GTATCTACCCAATATACATCAGGAGCAGCATTGAGACCATTAAATGCGTTTGCGAATGAGATATCAGCATTTGCACTTAATCCGTGATTTGTGCTAAATTGAATCGTATTGTCTCCAATAATATCAGTTACTGTTAGACTTGTGCCACCTGCAGTATAAGTTGCGTTGAGATTAGCAGCAGTCAATACATTTGCTGCTTGGTGAATATATAGACCTTGGCTGATGCTATCAACATACGCTTTTGTAGCAGCATCTTGAGGATTTACTGGATCTGCTACGCTTGTGATATTCGTGTTATTAACATCAACATTACCGGCACCTCCTGGTACTAAGTTAATGTTGTATGTGCCATTAGCAACGCTATCACTAGCAAGTGTTAAATATGTACCAACACTTGTTAGAGTATTACCAACAAATTGTGCATTAGTTACTACATTGCCAACAACATTAGCATTGCCACCAATTCTTACATTACTTGATGATTCATCATATGTGAATGCTGCATTGCCAACTAGGTATGAACTACCATTAGCATAGATAATTTGTGTACTTGTTGCCGAAGTCAACTTTTCATTATATGCTACTAATAATGTTGTGACATTTGCGTTACTTACTGTTAAGTTCGCAGTGATATTTGCGTTGTTTGCATTTACATTACCATTAGCATTTAAATCTTGTGCTAGATTTGCAATGTTTGCAAACAAGTAGTTTACACCGCTAATGTTGCCACCGGAACCTAAACCAGTTTGAATATTGCCTACGTTTAAGTTGGCAGTATTAGCATTTACATTGCCATTAAGTTCATCAAGTTGTAGAATTGACGATTGTACCAATGTGTTAGCAAGCAGTGATTGTGTGTCAATGTACGATACATATCCAATACCTGCACCTGAGTGATTTGGTACACCATTTGCAAAGTAAAGATTGCCAGGAAGTGTAGTTAAACCTGTACCATTGCCAAATATCCATTGATATCCGGCGGCGTTGATATTAACATCTCCGTCAGAATAAGGAATATTTAGATTACTCGTTCCATTAGCAAGAACTGACGCCCAAGATAGAGTACCTAAACCGTCTGTAACAAGTACTTGATTAGTTGTACCACCATTAATGTGTACATTGCCTACGTTACCCAATTGTACGTTTGGTGCATTAGTATTGAAGTCTACTGTGCCACCGGCTGCTGATACATAGAAAGTTTGTGCATTAACATTCCCAGTGTTTGCACTGACATTACCAGAGACAACAACATCATTTGCAAAGTTCGCAAAGTTTGCAGTTACTAAGTTGCCAAGATTTGCTGTTCCACCTGCTGGGAATAATGCATTACCACTGTTGTCAAAAAACCAATTATAAGTACCGTTAGTCTGAATATTAACTCCGTTGTAACTTATACTAACTTGTTGAGCCTGTGATATGTTAGCCAAAGTTAATGTGTCGTTTCCTAGTACTAGGTTAGAAAGTATATAACTGCTCGGTGCAGTAACAAGAACATTTCCAGGATTACTTAGATTACCGTCTGTATTAAATACCCATTGTTGATCACTTCCAGCGTTTGCATTGATGTATACTGCACCATCTGTCGAAGGGATACTTACATTACTATTACCATTGAAGATTTGACCTGATGTTGCCGTTGTGATCCACGACAAGTTACCGGTGCCATCAGTTTGTAGTACTTGGCCAGTTGAACCACCGTAGATATGAACGTTAGGAACGTTACCTAACTGTACGTTAGAGTTGTTGGTATTGAAATCAACTGTCTGACTTGAACCAGTTAAGAAAGTACCATTTGCGGCAAATGTCCAACCGTATGTCTGAGCATTAGTATAAATTAGAAGATCGCTATTGTCATTTAGAATAATTTGACTGTATTGAACACCTGCTGTTTGAACGCTGATATTGTTGCCTGAAGGGGACGTTACTACTGCATAACCACTAGAAGCATTAGGTAAAATTAAGTTACCAGTATTTTCCAATTTCCATGTGTACAACCCATCCATATTGTATAATTCAATATTACTATTAGTACCATTATCATTTAATTGGATACCTGCATATATACCAGAATTAGTATAGATATTAATTGTAGTATTTGGTTGACCACTTATAGAAGAACCATTTGGTAATGTTAGTAACCCACTGTTGTCAAATGTCCATTGTTGGTCTGAACCATTATTTGCATTGATGTATACAGGGCCATCAGTAGTTGGAATAGTTACATTGCTGTTACCATTGTAAATTTCACTTACGTTCGCAGCCGATGTCCATGATAAGTTACCAGTGCCATCGGTAACCAACGCTTGTCCTGCATTACCACCATAAATGTGTACGTTAGCAACATTACCTAACAATACATTAGGATTATTTGTGCTAAAATCAATATTGCCGCCGTTTGAAGTGAACGATGTTGCAAAAATTACATTAGCACCAGAAATATTTCCTGAACTACCTGTAGTTGAGAAGTTACTTGCTACAACATTTCCATTTGCATATAAGTTGCCACCGATACCAACACCGCCTGTTACTACTAATGCACCAGATGTTGTGCTAGTTGCCGCAGTACTTGGTTCGATTTGGAACTGCATGCCTGCATTGCTGAAGCGCATTACTTCATTAGTAGACAAGAATCCACCAGTAGCAAATACGATATCATTAACTGTTCCAGTACCGCCAGTTGCTAATACTAAGTTACCGCCACCTGGATTTACGCCAGATACAAAGAAGTAACCATCGCTTGGACCTGTTATTGTAAAGTTAGCATCATTGTATATTGAGCCAGTAAAGCCCATGTCAGCCCAACCAGCAGTTACATTACCATTATCTGCATATGCTACCCAGTCAGCACTAGCAGATGAGTTTTGATTAACTAGAGAGGCCTGAACATATTGTGCGGCGTTTCCAGTACCAAGAAATACAGAATTTGGGAAATTAAGAACATATGAAGATGCATTATTACCTGCAAGTAATGCATTTCCTAGAATAATGTTATAAGGGGCAGTTAAATTACCTGTTATGTCAAACTTCCATTGCTGGTCAGTACCGGCGTTTGCGCTAATTAAAACGTTGCCGTTAGCGACAGGAATTGCTACATTGCTAAACCCGTTCTGAATCTCGTTTACGTTAGCCGTTGACGACCAAGTTAAGTTTCCTGTGCCGTCTGTTTGCAGAACCTGACCATTTGAGCCTCCACCAATGTAAACATTGCCTACATTGCCTAAGTTTGCAAAGTTACTTACAGTAAGATTAGCGGTCGATACGTCACCATTAGCAAAAATAATGGTTGTAATTGTACTATCGCCTACTGAGTAGCCACCGACTGAATTAAAGGGTTTAAGTGCCATTTTTATGATTCCTTATTATCTATTATATTTATCATTTTGGTCAAAAAGTTACGCTGCATACTGTGTAATCTGCATCCTATACGTAATTGGATTACTGTTCTCTGGGGTTACATATAGAACAACATATCCTGCATTATATGCTATAGAGTAACTTGCAACAGGTCCCCCTGCATATATCTGACTATAATCGTTGTAATTTACATTTCCTTGATAGTAAACAGCAGTAGACTTAGTTATTTGTCTGTTACCTACTACACTATCTGTTGCTATGATTGTAAATTCTATTGCTGAAAGATTAACTGTGCTAATAGCCAGCAATTGCGCTTGTCCTGCACCTGCGGTAGTTGCACCGAACACATTTGCAGTCCAGAATTGATTTAGCCCTGTACCCAGTGTTAGTGAGTTTGCTACCATGCTTCCTACTAGATTTACTACGCCAGTTACTGGATTGTAAGTAAAGTCTGTGTTACCAGCAAAAGTTCCTTGGTGATTATACTGAATTTGGTTATTAGATCCACCGGGTGATCCGCTTGTTTGTATCCAAGACAGTACTCCGGCGCCATCAGTTGATAATGCGTAACCTGGTTGGCCACCCCCTATACTTATATTAGCCACATCTCCAAGTGTTAACAAACTACCATCCCAACTGACAGTTGGTATTCCACCAAATGTACCTGCATTGTTAAACTGTAGTTGAGTGTCTGTGCCACCTGGACTACCATTGCCGCCTGTAACATTAGCCCAAGTAAGAACTCCTGAGCCATTTGTCTGCAAATACTGCCCACTAGTACCACCAGTGATTGTAACATTGCTTACCGAACCCAAATTAGTTTTTTGAGTAACAGTTAAGTTGCTTGTTCTAGTATTTCCTGTAACATTGGCACTACCGTTGGTAGTAGTCGAGCCTGTTACTGTTAAGTTAGGGGCTGTTAACATTGCAGTAGCAGAATTAAACGTAAATCCTGTTGATCCGCCAAAATTCCCTGCATTGTTGTATTGAACTTGAGTGTTTGTGCCACCAGGGATTCCACCACCACCATTAGCAGCAGCCCAAGATAATCCACCACCACCGTCAGTTTGTAAGAAGTATCCGCTAGTGCCTCCGCCTATGCTTACTTGAGTTACATCACCCAATGAAAGTAAGCTTCCGTCCCAAGTTGCAGTAGGTACGCCTGCAAAAGAACCACTGTTATTAAACTGTAGTTGTTGGTTAGTACCTCCAGGGGTTCCTGATGCTTGAATCCATGATAGAGAGCCTGCACCATCGGTAGACAATACGTATCCCAATGTTCCACCACTTATAGATACGTTGCCAACAGGACCTAAATTAGTTAATCCATCAACATTTAATGAGGTTAATGTACCTACACTAGTAATATTTGGCTGTGAGTTAGTAGTTAATCTTCCTGAAATGTTGACCGCTGCGATGCTGGAAGAAGCATTTAATGTAACTACGTTGGCTGTTGTTGCTTTTAAAAGAGTTGTAATGTTTGCGTTAGTAGCAGTTAAATTAGATGTTATATTGGCATTACCAACAGTCATCAAGTTTGTTACATTATTGAATGTAAATCCAGATGCTCCACCAAATGTACCTGCATTGTTAAACTGAATGTCTGTATTGGCGCCACCAGGAGTGCCGTTGCCACCGCCGCCACCTGTCTGTGCAGTCCAACTTAAGTTACCTGCACCGTCAGTTTGCAATACGTAACCATTGACACCACCAGAAATACTAACGTCTGTGATTGCAGCATTTAGAGAATTTACAGGTCCTACTACGTTTGGTCCGGCTACAGAGTTTGCAATTGCAGCATATGCGACTTGATCGGTGACATTTGCACCTGCTACTGAGTTTGCTACAGCGGCATAACTAACTTGACCTGTAACATTAGCACCTGCTACTGAGTTAGCAATAGCAGCATAGTGTACCGCTCCTGTAACATTAGCACCCGCCACTGAATTAGCGATAGCAGCAAATGCTACTTGCCCAAATACATTTGATCCCGTAACAGAATTTGCTACAGTAGCATATTGGACTGCACCAACTACGTTTGCACCCGCCACTGAATTAGCGGTAGTTGCATAATTTACTGCGCCAAATACATTGCTTCCCGCTACGCCATTTGCAATAGTTGCATAAGCAACAGCGCCTGATACATTTCCACCATACACTGAGTTAGCAACTGTAGCATATTGCACCGCGCCAACTATGTCAGAGCCAGGTATGCTTGCTGATAGTGTACCAGTTACTGTTAAGTTTGGCGCTGTTACTACACCAGTCGCTGCGTTGAATGTGAAACTGGGTGATCCACCAAATGTACCGGCACTGTTATACTGAATATATGTATTGCTGCCGCCGGGATTGGTGTTTCCACCACCGTTGCCGCCGCCACCGGGCGCCCATTGCAAATTACCTGTACCGTCTGTTTGTAAGTAATAACCAAACGATCCACCAGTGATTGTAATGTTTCCAACACTACCTAGATTAGCAGTTTGAGTAATATTAAGATTTGTAGTAGTAAAAATACTGTTGTTGAAGTCAAAAGTAAGATCGGGACTTGCCCCCAATGTACCACTTTGATTAAATTGTATTTGTGTGCTAGTTCCTGCTGGGGTAGTGCTAAACGGAGCACCATTTCCAAAGAAATATTGATTAGCAAAGAATCTATTTGCACTAACATTTCCTGCAGGAAAATTGACATTAGTAACAATATTACCATTAGCATCCGCGATTGGTAACGGCGGTATACCTACTGTTAAACCACCTACCGCATTAAATGGATCTGAAATCATTAATATTCTTCCTTATTTTGTATTTATTCTTTATATAAAATTGGGAACCTCGATTTAAGATCCAAAAAAATCTTTTTAATAAATACAAACATGCTTACAAAACAGCCACACAGACCGTTTTGCGCTAACTGCAAGACTACTTTAGCCAAATTTAATGGATACAGTAAACATGGATTTAAGATGTGGCACAAGTATTGCGTTGAATGTGCTAAGATGAAATACAATCCCAAGTACCAATATTTGGAACTAAAGCAGGGAAAGTGCAGTTTTTGTGGATTTGTTGCTAAAGATCGTTGTCAGATAGACTTATTATATAAAGACGGCAACAAGAAAAACAAAGATTCTAGCAATATAATACCAGCGTGTGCTAATTGTAGCCGCTTGTACAGGAAGCAATTAAAACAGAAATCTATTTTAGATATTACAGTAGATGCTGATGTTACAATTGGATAGTGGGTTTACGCAAATCAAATAAGATAACTTCTGATTCTGCTGGGTTAGTTATAGTAAGTTGAGATTCGTCTACAAAACTTAAGCCATCACCTTCAATTAAACTTAGATCATTCACACTTAGACTGTTTGTTACTACATATAAGTAATAAACTCGGTTTGAGTCTAAATCAAACTTAAAATCTTCAGTGAAGATGCCTGCTAATAGTCTAGCATCTTGCTTGATCGGTAACTTTTCTGTGACGTTGCAAAAAGTGTTTAATTTGTCTTCTCTAGTAAATTGATACCAATCATGTGTAGGTTCTGTATCTGTCACATCAGGTCTAATCCACAATTGTAAATATCTGTTTGGTATGTCTGTAGCATTGCCCTCAGTATGCCAGATGCTTTTGCCTGCACTCATTCGCTGAACTGCACCTGCGTGTACTTGAACTTCATTGCCTAGACTGTCCACATGACTGCTAGAACCTTCTATTACATAACCAAAAATTTCCATATTCTTGTGTTCGTGCCAAGGTACTTGCCATTTATACTGCACACGATCATCGTTTATAGTTTGCAAGTCGCTAAAGTTCATATAGCGACTATCATAATAACTGGGAAAACTAAAAGTCCTTCTGGTGTCAATGAATGGCGCTACTATATGTCCTCTAGTATTAGCAGGTCTTAATATAATCATCAAGCACTACTTAACACCAACTAATGTTAGACTGCATAGATGTAGTGGGTTGATAAAGTGTGAAAGTTGCTGGAAAAGCAAAAGTTCCTGCTTGTTTAGGACCGTTGATACTACCTGTCTGCCACTGTGTGTCTGTTGTATCTATTGGACTCAACAGCAAACTAGTTGGTGCAAGACCGTCTAATGCTACGCGGATTATGCCGGTTCCGCCTGATTGCCAAGATACTTGAAAAGCATAACCATAACCGAGATTTAGACCGCCTCCGTTAAAAGCAGAAGTAATTGCAGATTCTAATCCCGATGTTATTGTGTATTGAATCAACTGATAAACGTAACCACTCGGGTCGCTAGTAAATCCTGAGGAAGAATAGGCGCTGTACTGACTTCCCCATATCACAGGAGAACTAATATCTGCTGATGTTACAGTAAATGATACTGCATTTACAGAACCAATCGTAACTCCTGATTCTATTGTGACTCCATTTGTTATTATTATGTTAGACAAACTCATATTGATTCCTTATTAAATTGCCACAAATCCAGATGGTATGTTGTATGTATACTTTGATACATCCATAGCATCAATGTAATTTTGTGCGCCAGGACCACCAGCTGGATATAACGGGCTAGCTGTAGGTATATAAATGCCATTGGTTTGTGTTGCTGGATCAGCCCCACCGCCATTCCACGCTCCTCCGTTAACTCTGACCCATGCTAATCCTACAGTAAAATCACAGGCTATGTCTATATAATCTAATGGTCCGTATGTGGGTAATCCCGTAGTTATTTCGTTGCCATTAAATAATACTGTCCCGTTTTGTCTATAACCCCAACTTTGATTATTGGTGCCTAACGGATTATTTAAGTTAACACTGCGATAGGCTACACCAATACCAGCTAAATCCAGAGAAATGTCACCGGTATCTTCTGTGGCGACATAAACTGTGAACATAACTTTAGAACTATAAGTTTGTAAACTGATACCTCCGGTTAATACACCTAATCCAATACTAGTTTCTGGATTTGTTGCATAAATTTCCATATTAGGATCACCCACCGGGAGGCTGTTCCATGCTCCTGCTTGACCAATTGCAAGATTAGGTCCTAAATAACCTAGATCAAACGACCAATAATTATTTGTAGGAACTGGTGGTCCAGGTGGCAGAAGAGCGCCAATAATCACTCCCGAAGCAATCGTGACGCCACCTGTTATTCTGATGCCCGTTGTTGACATAACTTATTTGCCTTTAGGTGCCGGTGGAGCAACTGGTGCTACAGGTGTTGCAGATTTTACAGGTGCAGCAGACTTTTTACGATTACTAAAGTATTGTGGGTTTAGTGGTTTTGGTGTTTGAGTTGCCATGATTGTGATCCTTGTTATACAAATGTTGACGTAGTGTTAGGCGTTGCTGCCAATGTTACTGGAAAATTGAATGTTCCTGTTTGTCCTGCAGTAGCACTAGGATTCAGTACATATAATACCCATACATTAGCGTTTAGACCAAAACCAGTAGGGTGAAATTCAACTTGAACAGGTGTTGTCAAATAAGTACTTCCTGCACTCCAAGTTGCAGTATATAGTAATGGAGGTCCCGAACCACCTGTGTAGCCTGGCACAGGTGTTAGTCCTGATATAGTTGTTTGTTGCGCGGATGTAGTGCTACAGGCAATACCTGGTCCAGTACCAAGACCTACTACTGGGTTAACGATTACAACACCAGTTCCGTTTCCACCTGCACCTGTCGAAGTATCTTCTATTGCAATAATCTGTGAGTAAGTAAATGTTAATATACCCGGTGGAGGGCTACCGCCGCCTGCGCCTACATTAATACCGCCGCCTACATTAATTCCTGAGCCTATTGCAATTCCTAATGCTGACATAATCTGTTTCCTCGTATTATGTATTTATCTGATTAAGCCCAAGGTGGAGTAGTTGGTACTGGTGGGTTACTCATAGCGGCTAGAGCTTGATCTATAGTTGCAATCATGCCAGGATAAAGTTGATTTGGGATCCAACTTAACACTTCATCTGGTGTAAGATCAGGATACTGAATAAAATCATTTGGATCAGGACCACCTACATTAATAGATCCCGGGTAAGTAACAGTATTCACGCCATCACTACCTGTAACTACCCAACTAACTGTGACAACTACTCCTGCTAATCCTCCAACATTTGCAGTTGCTAGTGAAGTAATTTCTACGCTGTAAGTATTACTAGGATCAAGTTTATCAGGTTGAGTAGGAGCGGATACTACCGAGGCAGCAACTTGTTCTATTTGGGGTTCAGCGGCACTAGTAGCCTGAACATCATTTGATGCTAGTACAGGTTCAAGAGTACTCTTTTTAGATTTAGTAAGTGTTAACTTTTTTCTTTTAGTAACAGGTTGATCTACTGTTTCGATGACGGGTTCTTGAACTAATACTGGATCACTCTTTTCTACTTTTAGTTTTTTCTTCTTTGCGGTTGCCATATAATTCTCTCAGTGTATAAGAGATATTTATCTGGCTAGGGTACTAGTTTGCAATTGCTATCCTACTGATAAACGTCAACTATCGCACCACCAATTTGTACCGTCAGTAGTAAGTCCGCAGTCTAGCGAGAAGAAATTAACATTTGCGTCATTTTTGAAGAAAGAGTTAATTTTTTTACCAAACTTAGTAAAACAAAACTGCTCTGCATCGTAGGATGCTTTGATTTTTGCATAGTCTTTACTGTTTTTGATTGGCATATTGCGGGGAGGAGAAGGACACCAAATATCCTCAAGTAGCGTCATCTCAGCGCAAGTATAAACCATATCGCAATCAATAAAAGGTTCATTAAAAATTTCTTGTTTGGGTTTATTTTCCCAATCTTTTTGCCCATAGAAGTTGTTTGTTTTCTCAGTAAGATAATTGGACTTAAAATAAATCCTAACTTCCTCACCTTTAGAATTTTTAAAATATATACGGTACATATTATCGTCATGCCCGTCTTCACCGGGCTGATACCATTCTTTTATGAATGGGTGTACCCATTTATTTTTACCGTACTCAATGAGTAACGGATTAATATCTGCGAATTCAAAACTGTTTGGTATTTTCATTTACTAATACTAACAAATCATCAACAAGAAGTCAAGTGCTAGATAGTAAAATGGACTTACACTTGTTCCCGTGCCATCTTGCATACCCATTTACTGCAATCAATTGCTTGCAGTGGGGACATTCTTTCTTTTCCTTTTTCTTTCCTAAATTGGCTAAACGTCTTACTTCTTTTTCTGCTTCTGTTTGTTTCCTACCGCGAATTCTATCTCCGATCTTTTTGCGAGTTTCTTCTGTTACCTTTACACCGTAGCGATTATTATTCTTACCTGTTTTAGCAAGAGACATTTTAGTTAGCCATTCTTTAGTAAATGGTTTTCTTTTTCTGCCTGTCTGCGCTTTTACTTGATTCATTTTTTCTTCTAAAGGTTGAACTCTGCCTGTGTTAGCTTTACTTATTGCGTTCTTTGCTTTTTCTGTTTGCTTTTTACCATACATTGGATTGTTCTTGCCGCGCATTCTTTCGCTCTGAAGTCTTGCATATTCTTCTTTAAGTTTGGCATATACCCTAGAAGTAATTTTACTTTTATAGCGAGTTTGATTTTTATTTTCTGCTTTCATAAGTCGTAGGGCATTTATCATCTTCCAATGTGCTTCACCGTCTTTATATATTTTAGTAAGCAACCAATGACATATGAAATGTTCTCTAGCAGTTAAGTCTACAAGATTTTCTTTATCATCAGGTCCCCCTAGCGCGCTAGGAATTATATGATGCTCTTCTGTATAAGAATTTAGTATTCTATCTTTACTACGCTCGGTAATTAAATCGTACCATTTTTCATATTTGTTCATACTAGTATTTATCATGTTAGTAAGTTCAATATAAAAATAGTAGATAAAAGAAAAGGGACCAAAGTCCCTTTTCTATGTTTAGAAATAAACGATTCCGTTTTATTGGAATGTTAAATTCTGAACTGCGATCTCTCCTACATAGTCGGCCGCATTACCAAACGAACTTGCGGTATTTGTTAATTCTATGTATCCGTACCTTGTCATAAATGATACGACTGGTTCGAATGTTGAAGGATCTAATACAACACCGCTGCTCATCAATGGAATGTATGGGCAGTAGAATGCTGCTGCGTCAGTCTCGCTTGAACCCTTATAACCAACTAGAACTGGTTGAGTGTCTGGGCTGTATGAGTTGACGAATACGCGCATTGCACCGTTCAAAGTACCAACAAACTTAGTGTTAGTTGGGGCTTCGAATGTACCTTCTGTTGTACGAGCAAATGCTGAAGTAGTTGCTGACTGAAGAACAGTTAGCGAAGCAGGTGATACAACTGCCCAGTTACCAGCACCACGACGTGTGCGCTGTGCAATCAAGTTTGCAACTCGGTTGATAAGAACAGCAAGAGCAGCGTGTTCGTCACCAACGTAAGTAGCAGTACCTGATACTGTTGCTTGGTTGTATGTATACTCAGTTGTTGCCAGAGTTGACAACGAGAGTAAGATTTCCTGATCGATTTCAGCAGTGATTTCTTGAGCAAGAGCAGCCATAATTTCTGCTTCTACGTCAATACCATGCTGTGACTGTGCATCCTGTGCAGCTTCGAAAGTCCAGCGAGCTTGTAACTTACGTGACTTTGCTTCAACTGCCTGACGGAGGATCTGTACAGAAATTTGCTTACCACCATTACCTTCTAGAGTTGCTGTATCAGCACCTGTGTAGAAGTTAGTTGATGTAGTGTTCTGTTGAACACGGGAGTAAGCCTGTGCAATCAAGAATGGACTCAGGGCTTCTTGGCCAGCCTGTACACTTGTCTGTGCTGCTGAGTTGTCAGTCAATGACTGAGCATAGCGAACACGTAAAGTGTGAATCTGTCCAACAGGACCTGTCATTGGCTGAACGCCAACTAATTCATTTGCAATAACAGTTGGCATTACACGACGGATTACTGGAAGAATAACGCGATTTAGTGTTGCGATATTACCAGCAGTTGTTGTGCCTGCTGAACTTTCAGCGAGCAACTGCTTGCGGGTGTTTTCTAAAATTACACCCATTGTTGAACGACGAGTGCCTTTCAAGCCTTCTAACAGGGCCTCTCTGGTTTCGTTCCAACGGCTTTCTAAGAGTACTTTTGACATTGTTATTTTCTCCTAATCTATGTCTAAATTAAAGCCCTGCCAGGCGTCTGATGTCGATTACGTTATCACGTTCTTCAATATCGACTTCTTCGGTCACTTTGGCAGTTTTATCGCCAGTTACTTCTCTAACACTTTCAGTGATTACAGCCTTTTTAGCTGGTCTTTCTGATCCTGTATTAAGAACTGCTGGCAAATACTTATCGAATGCGGCCTGCAACTTAGTTGTTTGGACGCTTTCAAGCAAGGATTGCATTACTTGAGCCTTCTCTTTGTTTAGAGTCTTGAGCAAGTCGCTCATGACCTTTTGACGCTGAGTTGATTCTTTAATAACACGAACCTCACGTTCCTTTGATTCTACTAATTTGGCTGCATGTTGTGCTGCCTTCATAGCTTCAGCTAATTGCTGTTCTCTTTGTTCTAGGGCTGAGAGAAGTTTGCGAGTTTCTGCATTCTTATCAAGATAAGTTACAGAGTATTCACTTGCAAAAGCTTCAAACAACTTGCGACCAAAGTTATTTTCCTTAGCCGATTTGATATCTTCCTTAAGTTGTGTGATTTCACCCTTAAGATGAGATGTGACTGCCTTGTTGATTCTCTTTGCACTTTCACGAACAAACTTGTTCTTAAGTACATTGAGTTGCTTACGGCCTTCAGCAACCAACTTAACTTTAGCCTCGACAACTGCCTTCTTGTCTTGTGAGAATTCTTTAATTTCTCTTGCAAGAGCATGTACGACAAATTGTTCAAGTTTACGCTGATTCTCTAAAGCAATTTTGCGATCATTACGTAGTTCTTTAATTTCTTCGGCTAATCTTGTAACCATGAAATCATTAAACTTTGATGCATTTTCTCTAAGTTTCAGTTTTGCTTTTACGCGGTCTTCGTTAAGTTCTTTTCTCTCCTCATGAAATTCTGCAATTTCTGTTTGGAGACTTTCGGTTACCATCTTATCTAGGGCTTCTACCATCACGATTCTGTCATGTTCATAGCGTTGTGCAAACTCTTCGCGTAGTTCTGCACGTACTAGATCACGGGCCTCAGTCAACTTGGACTCCCAGACTTTGTTTAACTCTTGTCCAACGTCTTCATTGATTAAGCCACTGTCGAGCAATGGTTTGATAGCATCTAGCATATCTAGTTCCTCTATTTGATTTTTAATTCCTTGATCAGACGAGTTACCTCATCCTTCAAGTATTTTTGTACCTTCTTGTCGCCTCTAGCGTCCTGAGCAACTTCTAGTATTTTATGTCCGTGCTTCATATTCATGAGACCTTCATAAATTGCTTTTGGGTATGCATTTGGTGCGCTAGGTTGAGCAACGATATCAACAGTGATTATTTCAAAATCACTTACACGGCCATCCCTGTCGTCTACATTACCTGATCCACGACTGGATACGCCAAGTTTAACACCACTCTCCAACATAGTAGTGACTAACTGCCCCATTGGAGTTGGTAAAATCTTTAGTTTGCCAAATCCATTTGGTCCATCCATCCACATGTTAGTAATCATGTGAGATACACGATCCAAATTGATCTTTAAGTCATCTGGGTGATCTACTTCACCTAGAACTGAATGACCTTCTGTGATCTGATTGTTAAGGGTTTTAACCGCCTTTTCAATTTCAGAAACGGGGTAAACACGCTCGTTTGCGTTCTTTACCCCACCCTGAATAAAGATGCCCTTCATATACAGGCTCTTCATTTTATCGCCGTCTTCTTTAACACTCTCTAACACCATTTGGGCGTGATCAAATGTTAAACGCTCTTTGAGATACAAAGCCATTTGTTCTCAGATCCTTTTAGTGCTTTGGTACTGGGCTGCGCTTGTTAGAGCCATCATCACCGTGCTTTGGCTTTGGTGCTGATTCGCCCTTTACTGCGAAATTATTCTTGCCTGGGGTGTTGACAAACTTGCCTGCACCTGGTAAATTGCCTTCACCCTTTGCATATGCATTGCTTGGGCCTTTAGGACTAGTTGGTACTGACTCGGCATCACCAGAGAATTTTACTGGCTTGCTTGCCATTCCACGCTGTCCTGAGTTAGCGGCTACTGTGCTTCTTGCATTTGAACCGTTATCTCCGTGCTTTGGGGAAGGAACGCGAGGTAAGCTGATGTTTTCCATGACCGACTCGTCTAATTCATCTTCTTCTTCGTCTTCTTCATCTTCTTCGTCGTCCATGTCTTCTTCATCTTCTTCTTCGTCATCGTCCATGTCTTCTTCATCATCATGTTCTTGTTCTAAATCATGAGTGAGGTCATCACCTGCTTCTTCAGCATCGTGATCGAATTCTTCTTCACCTTCGTGATCTTCGTCGCTCATGATTTCTTCAAATTCTGCCATTAATTGGTCTAATTTGTCTTCGATGCGAACTACACGATCTTCGATTTCTTCGTGAGCAGATTCATCGTCGCCATGGGATAAGTCGAATTCTTCGCTATCTTCTTCTTCCATTACGCCTGATTCTTCGGCATTGATTTCGTCAAGCAGATCACCTGTTTGTCCGCCCATGCCTTCTTCCATGCCTTCTTCCATGCCTTCTTCCATGCCTTCTTCGCCCATCATTTCTTCGTCCATGATGTTTTCATAGATTTGGCGTGACTTCTCTACCACGATTTCGTGAAATAGTTCACTTGCTCTTTCTTCGTTCTCATTAATAATGAGATCGATAAGTTGTTCAAACTTTTTGTTGTCCATTATTTTTCTCCTGATTGAAATGGCTTTGCGTAAAATTATTTAGTGAGTATCACAAAAAAGTACTCAATATAGTATGTTTTTTTGCGTTTTTTAAATTAAAACAAGAAAAAAGGGGCTTGCGCCCCTTAAATTAAGGAATCAAAAGTTATAATATTAAGAAGACTTAGTAAATAAACCCTTAACCCAAGTGCCAACCTTTGGTACGAATACTACTAATACTGCACCAACTACTACGCCTAATAAAAAGTCAAATGTTAATCCAAACATGTTAGTCTCCTTGTTTATGCACCCCAGAACTCCGAGGCGCTAAATGTATTTATACCGCTCAAACAACCATAAAATATAGAGTATTAGAGTCCCGGTCCACCTGGAGCTGCCTTTGGACCATACTGGGAACGAACTTTGGATAAGTAATTCTTCTTCTCATAGTTTCTAACGTCTAACATGCGACGTAATTTACGAATTTGCTTTAGTGTAAGTTTGGTTTTTCTAGATGTGCGCCAAACAGGTTTGCTATTATCAGAATTTACATCCTGATATCCTGAGACCGGCGGGGCAAATAATTCGTTAAGTATCATATTGTTATTTATCTAATTACGCTATGGCCCCGGGTGTTGCTAACCCACCACCAGCCGGTGCTGCTGCCGCTCCTGCTGCTGCACCCGCTTGAGTTGGTGGAGCAGTGCTGACTGGGCCTGCAACATTCTCAGGAGACATACCTTCTTCTGGTGGTGCTTGCATTTGATCTGCAATATCTTGATCTGATTGAATGTCGCCCACAGAAACACCAATGCTTCTAAGATCACTGCCTTTAGGCTCTTCAACAATATCTTTCTGATTTTCTTCACGCCACATCTTTTCGTTCTTAGCGATTTCTTCTTCAGACAAGCCCAAGAATCTTTCTAAAGCAAAACGCTTAGAAATATATGGATATTGTTCTACAGTTTGGAATACTTGTACTCTGTCTTTGTCTAACTCGCTTTGTCTATATGAGGCAAAGTTCTGAGGTGGGTTAAATGTAAGTTGGAATAACCCAGAATCAATATTGAATCCTCTCCAACGCAAGAATAATTTGAATTCTTCGTCTAACTTCATTGCCATGTAGTTTTGTAGACGTTCGCAATACTGATTAAATCTGAATTCTTGAATCATGGCTGTACCAACACGACCATCGTTCATTGGGGTAGTATTGTCTTCTGGACCAGTAGGCAAATATGAACTTGGTACTCGCAATCCACGAGCCAATCTGTTATTAAAGTATTTCAAGTCATCGATTTCACCAAGATTTTGACCACCGGGCAATAATTCAACGCTACTGCCCTTACCTTCAGAAGTAACAGGGAAGAAGTAGTCTTCGTTCATTGATAAAGGATTGTATGATGCGTCAACAATTGACGGTCCACCGTATAGTGATGGTATGCGTCTTTGGTGAATTTCATTTTTGATTCTCTCTACGAAAGCCATAGCCATGTGTGATGGCATGTTACCTACGTCAATCTTGAATACTCTGCGTTCTGGTGCTCTTTGTACACGATAGATAAGAACCGCGTCTTCTAGCAATTCTTTTTGCTTATAAACTTTAAAGATGTTCTCTAAGATTGACTGACCAAACGGCCAAAATCTGTCAAGGCCTTCAGTTAAACTAATATGAACAACGTGCTTAGCGTCAACCGCTGATTCACTTTGACCTAAAGTAAAGCGTGAACCAGAAGTATTATATGGCATTGCTGGAACAGTATATGGGGTATTTGTACCGCCTCCTGTTCCACCTAATCCCGTTGCTGGATTAGCAGCAAAGTCTGTGTTTGTTTTCTGTGCTACTGACAAGTTCTGTAAGTTAATGTTAATATCTTTGATAACGTACTGTTCAGGCAGTTTACCTTCACTTTCGTTAACAATAACTTTAACAACTTTAACCATATCGACCCAATATAACTTGAAGTTTTCTGGGTCACGAATGAATACTTGATCACCGTATTTTACAACATTACGGAAAATCTTGAAAAGTCTAACGTCAAATTCGTTTAATTTGCACCACTGCTGTAGTTGAGTCTTTAATAACTCAACTTCATGATTAGTGGGTTCATCTTTGAATTCAATGTTGAATGGAGTCTTGTTATGTTGATTCTTTTGAGTGCTAAACTCTGACAAAATATCTAAGCAAGCGTTGATTTCTGCGTCAACGTCCATCATTTCATATTGATTATAGCGTTCAATTCTATTTGGGTGGCCTGTATAAACTTCAGGAAGTCTGGACATATAGTTCTTATATCCAAACTCAGTATTGTTCCAGCCACCAGTAGCAGAACCATTTTGACCCGGGGAACTATTCCAAGCACCGGTATTACTGTTAACCCCAGAGATAGGACTTGATGTACCCGCTTTGTTTAAGAATTTGCGTTTATATGTCATTAAAGTATTTATTCTATAGAATTACATTGAGTACTTTACTAGTTTGTCTTGCAATTGGTTACTTCTATCCAATTTAGAGTTCATTTCTCTAAACCCTTCTCGCATTATATTGAGCATTTCTTTGTTAGCATTAGACATATCTTGCATTACTTTATTCATTTCCATGCCACCGCCACCTGTCCCCATAGCCTTTGCTACAGCGTCTCTAGCCACATCTTGTGGATGCTTGTTGGACATTAAATCTACTGGTATTGATCTACCATTTGGTAACGGGACTACTGCTTCTCTGCCCGCTTCACCTGCAATACTCATTCCATTTGTAATACCACCCAATGCCATTCTTTGTAGTGGTACATCATATGCTCCATCTTCGTGTCTAGCAGCGGAAAAGTGCATTGGATCTTTTACTCTGCGCCAATTCATACCCCAACCTAATCCCCATTTTGCTGCTAATGCACTAGTTTGAGCAGGCAAGTCAGTTTTTGTAGAATTATTTGGGTTGGCTGCAGGATTAATATCTATTGCCGCTCCCAAAGCGTGATAACTTTTTACACCGGGAGCATTTCTGTTTGGTCTATCTACATAACCGCCCAAATCTTTGATCTTATAACCAGTTGCTTCTAAATCGTTAATAAATCCTTGGAAACTCTTGGCATACTCATCTCCCACTTGCACTGATTTTCCCGACTTAGTTGATACAGTAGCCATTCTTCCTGACCCGCCACCTTTTGCTGTGACACCGCCACCGCTAGGAGGAGAGAACATTCTACTCTGCGTTGGTTGTCCAAATGCGGTCGATCCTCTGCCACCGCCCCCGCCCCCGCCACCAGCGCCGGCTCCTCCGCTTCCCCCACCGCCGCCTCCCCCTCCACCGCCACCGGCTAGACCTGCTA